CTTGTGGGCACAAAAGAAGATACAGAGAAAGCAATATACGTAGGAGTAGTCACACTTCCGCTTGTACCACTTACCATAGTTAAAAGAGGGTTAGGAGTAGCCCCAGAAGTATTAAGGTATTGTGTCAAATTCCCCACAGTTTTCAATCTGTAAAACTGTGTACTTGCGTTGGTAAGAAAGGCTCCCACCAGTTTCTTGTAGGTATAACCACTCGGCATCGTCGGTGCAGTTGAACTGGTTGAAATCAAGCCCGCAGAGGTTGTTCGGTTGCTGATAACATACACATAATACCATGTATTGGCAGAAAAACTCCCGGCATCACGGCCGTTCGCACCTGTCGTTGATGCGTTAATTGTAAAAGACCCGTTCGTGTGAACCACGAAGTCATTGCTTGAATCAGTCAAAAGACATGAATTAAAACTCACATCAATCTGAGTGTTAGGATTCGTCCCGTTGTTTGTCATAACAAGACCGGAAATCATTCCAATGGACGTAATACCCAGATTTGTACGCGCGTTAACAGCCGTGCTGGCCCCAGTCCCTCCATCTGCGATAGCCACATCCTGACCACCAGACACATAGACCGTTCCGCTGACATCCTGCACCGTAAGCGTGCGGGTGGTACTGGTGGTCACAGCGGATACATCAAACGCAACTTTTTTGGTGGAATCGCCGATGTTTATGATTTTCAAATCACTATCGAATATGCCGCGCGTGTAACCAAAAGAATACCAGGCCGTGCTGTCACAAACAATAGTCGCTGATGACATGGACGGAATAAGCAAACTGGACGCTCCGTCGATCAGTTCCGAACCGTTAGGATCGATTGTCACGTTACCCGTGCTGGTGTTGATGATGACGGTCACAAAACCATTCCCTGCCGACGCAGCGGGAAGCAAGCTGATGGTCAACGGTGCCGTACAGACAACAGCAAGGTTTTGCTCATTGACCGTTAGATTGAACCCGGACGATTTGCTGACCACACCGTTGGCATACCCGGCTGAGGAGCCCCCGTCGATGTTATCCACTGTCCATTGCGTGACATCATTGGAATCGGTAAGTATGAATTTATAACCACCAACGTCAAGCCATACATCGGCATAACCGTCAGCATCCATTTGAACCGGATTGGAGTTGGCAGTGCTGGTTGTGTTGTCCGTATAGGTTGCCTTGGGTGTACTGGTACCCGCAACATAAGTGTAAAGTTTCCCTCCGGACAGAGGATTGCCATCAGCATCAAAAGCCCGGTAACGTCCGAATGGTGAAATCTTAGTCATTTTGATCCTCTTTCGCTTGGGCACTGGATTTGGAACCACCCGCAAGTGCACCGCCAATATAGGCTCCATATGCTTTGGATTTTCCAACCAATTCTGATTGAACTTCACCAATACCTGGAGCCAAATCTTTTATCAAAGTATCACGCGCGCCTTTCTCAGCAATAGGTTTTAACACCACACTTGCAGCATTTGATAAACCGCTGATGCCGAAGGGCATACTGCGCAACATATTGATTATAGCATAGGCTGTATTGGAATAATTTTTGGAACCAGGCTGTTCACTGACAATCTTGCGCAAACTACCTCGCAACTGATCGATAGCTTCAATTTGCGCGGGATCAAAAATTTCCGATTTGAAGGATGTATTGCGGGATAATCCGTCCAATTCCTTCAAAAGCTTATTCGGACTGATCATCTGCACGTCAGTGCCAGCACGCAACTGATTGGTCATGGATTTGTTGAGCATTCGGGCAAAAACACCTTTGCGCAGATTGTCTGTCAGTTCAGTAGCATTATCACCGGCAGCACGTTTCATGGCGCGCACATAACGACCGGCAGATGGTCCAATATTCTGCCCGGCCGAACTGCCGGTTAATACCAGATTTGCAAGCTGTTCATTGGTTAACGAATCATCTTTGACAATCTGAGAAATCACTTTCTCACGTTCAAACAGAACCCCTTGGCGTTTGCGCAAACTGCGCGCGTCTGCAATGGCTTTGAGGGCAGACTCATCACCGGATTTCAATGCTTCGGCAGGTAGTTTGGACATGAAGTCATCGTAAGCGCCGACAACCTTGTTAAGCATGACCCCTTCCGGATCACCTTTCATCTGCTCAGCTCGGTTGGTAAGTTTCCGACGCCAGAATTCCATCTTTTCAAGATTGAGCGCGCTAATCTTAGGATCTTTGATTGCATCGACCTGTTTGATCAAATCTTGGGTTTCTTTCGACATATTGGTCATATCGAAACCGCTCTTATAAGCAATGTCTTTGATACGCGGGGAAAAAGCTTCCGCGATGGGTTTCTTATCCACAAATACATTTCGGATCACATCGGCATTATCATAAGCTTTAGCAACCTGGGCCTTAATGCCTCGATAACCGCCTTTGAGCAGTCCTGCCGCATTACCTAATGCCTCTTCGGATGCTTCACCACCTGCCAGTGCGCCTAAACTCTTTTTAATGGCATCCTGCTGGGCGTAATCGGCTTTATAAATTGCTGCTTGGCTGGCATCATCCAAAGCGCCTGCACGAGCCATATTTTCCAAAGACTGAAGTTTCTGGTTTTGTGTGGCTTGCCCTTTGGTCAAAGGAATCATACCAGTTGTATCAACTAAATCTTTACTCAATCCCTGAGTTGAATCTTGCAACTGAGCCACTACGTTGGCAGGTTTGCGTGTGACACGCATTTCTGTCGAAGCGAGCGGTTGAGCGATTGCCGTTGGTGCTGCTGATGCGGCTGGTTTACCAAACAATCTACGTGCTTTTTCAGTCAGTGGCCCCGCAGCCCTAAATACAGCAGCACCAGCAGCGCCGCCAAGCCCACCAAGTAATCCCACGTCGCCAGCTTCCGCCGCGCGCGCGCGCACTCCGCCTTCGCCCTCTCCAAATCCATATAGACTCCCCGAAAGAGCACCAATTCCACCACTGGTGAGCATACTCGGGATCGCACCTTTCGCTGAGACATCGGCAATTCCTTTTTGAATACCAGGGGCTACATTGCGCATTGCGCCAAGTTGGGTTGCAATTCCGGCGATATTAAGCCCGGTTGAAACGGCCGGGTGCTGGATCTGATAAGCATCCTTATTCTGGCGCAAATCTTCCAATGCCACGGGATAAGCATCACTTACTGTAATATCAGGTGAAGCAGCGGCGGCAATAGCAGCGGTCATACCAGCCGCAATCTCATCACCAAACCCAGACAAAGCACCATTAACGTATTGCTGGAACGCTCCCTGCACTTGCCGGGTAGCTGACATATTTTTTTGACCAAATCTGTCAATAGCTGCCGGATCAAGTCCGACACTTGACAGATATGCCTCAGCCTGTCCCCGGTCAATTCGCCCCATGGCGGCATTCCGGATCACTTGGGCAGGCGTCGCATCACCCATCGGATTGGCGGGGACAGGCTCGGTATCAAGTACAAAACCTTCCGGCAAATCTATCGATGTCGGCTCAGCATCAAGTACAAAACCTTCGGGAAGGTTTACATCTTTTGCCATTTTCCACCCCGGACAATCATTCTCTCACCAGTTTTGGGATTAGTGGCTGTTTGACCCTCTCTGAATTGCGACGTTGTGGCTTTGGTAGCACCGGTGCCTGTCCCAATCATATTGGACAAGGATTCAAGCTGACTTTTGTTGGATTCATAGACGCCGTTCGGATCGCCCATACTGTCCAACATCGCCTTGCGAGCACCTTCGCTGTCGATAGCGGTAGCGCCCAAACCGGACGATTTGGCATAGAACGGGAACAGCAAGGATTGAAGCTTGCTGTACTCATCCCGCATGGCGGCAACCTTCGGAGAAGCTACTCTCTCTACAGCCTTGCCTGCATAAGGCGCCCCGGCAGCAGATGCACGGATATTTCCGACAATGCTGTTCTTGTCGGAAACCAGACCACCAGCTTCATTAAGTTTTTCATTCAACTCGATCATACGGTCAATTGCGCGCTGGGAAACGGATTTAGCCTTATCCTGCTGCTCTTTGGTTAGTTGAACATCATAATCTTTGAGAATCTTTTGACCGTAAAAATCCAGTTCTTTTTCAAACTGTTTGACCTTGCCGACAGGGGTTTGACCAATACCGGTAGTATCTTTGAATACCTGTTTGGGCTTGGCTTCACCAATCGGCGCTGGCAATTCCGCTTTGGTGTCGGCCATAAACTGATCGAATGTTCCACCACCGCCAGCGACGCGCGGAGGAGGGAGTACACCCTGTTGGCCCATATCCATCATGGCGTTGACTGGAGATGATTGACCTGCTTGAGGCTGAGACACACCCATGTCCATCACGGCACCGACAGGAGATGATTGTGCGCGGACATTATTCAAATCGACCGGTTGATAAGGATTGTAAGCCTGACCGGTCATCGGCTGGATGGCAACTTTAGCCCCTTGCATGCGTTGATTAGCCTCAAAAATAGCCCGTTGTTGCGGTGTCAGGCTTTCCGGACCGTTTTGAATGGCTTGTGCGAGGATAGCCTCAGGATCACGTGCCAAATCCGACTGAATCTTGGCACGCTGAGCGTCAATTTCCATTTGCTTCATGCGTTCTGCCGCAAGCTGAGCTTCCTTGCGCGCCTGTTGTTGTGCATAAAGATTAGCGGCATTGTTGATGGCATCGAAGATACGCCCTTGCGCGCCCTGTTGAAGGGCGCCCCCACGGAGGAAAATATCAGCAGAGTTTCCGATTGCATTTTGTGCCATATCAAACCTCTTCCATCGTCAGACCAAGTTTGCCGTAATCAACCATCAACACGCCGTCAGTGCTGCTGACTGCATCCGGGCGGCTCTGCATGACATCCTGTGCCATGACACCGCGATAACGTCTGTTGCTGCCGATATAGCTGAATTCGTACCAAGGATAGCCTTTGCGGCTACCGATATGCTTGATATTATGTTTCACCCGACGATCTGAGAACAGAGAGGCAACATTCAAACCAGTGCTAAGCAGATTACCCCAACCGGATGTTTGAGCCGCATTCTTGCTTTGCGCCGCTCCTAGAATAGCATTCTGCAAACCGATATTGTTATTGCTCTGAGAATCCGCCAGATTCCAACCATATTGCGCATTCGTGGCAGCTTGATTTTGACCCACGTTGGAAATCCCCATCAGCATATCGTAAGTAGACTGGTTTTGAGCCAGATTGCGGTTGAAAGCATTGTTATATTCAGTCGAGGCCAGCGACGTGGCCCGGTCCTGCAATGCTTTGGCAGTGGACGGCGCATAGAGACTGCCTTTGGCAGCCGCAGACCGCTCAACAGCTTTGGATGCCTCATCCTGGAGGAACTGATAGCTCGGATCGGCAGTGAAACTGTTGTAACTGAATGGTGTGGTCAGGGCGTCCATTTGGCTTCCCAACTGGTTAGCCCCGGCAGTCCCTAGATCAAGCCACGTCTGACCACCTGCAATGGCTTGATCATACACATTTTGATATTGCTGATTGGAAGTGTTAACAGCGCTGCTTAATCCGCTGGTATCATATGCGGATTTATTGCCACTACCGAACAAACTGTTGAACAAGCCCATTTCAAATCCTCTGCGTTGTGTGGCTTGCGCCTTCCATCAATACATGCCTTGAAGCGGCTTTCCCCAGAACGATAGGATATAATTTGGGTGAAATCAAGAGACTATTGCACGATCCGTACAGCGGCGCCAGTTGGTGCCGTCAAAGAACGCCAATACCGATCCACCCACCTCATTGGGAACAAATGCCAATTCACCCGCATTAACCGTTGCAGGAAGTTGGGCAACCAGATAAGTAGGCGCTTGGTTGAGACGCCTACGCAGCAGATCAAACCATTGTGCCCATACACGGGTTGTTATCCCGTTATTGCCAGTTACCGGTTCTTGGATGGGCGCAGGATTAGGTAACATTAATAAAAGCCTCATTTAGCTGATAGAACACTGGATCGGACCCGGAAACCTTAAACACGCGATCACGCGCCATACCTAGCTTGCGCCAGATCACACGCCGGTAATACTGGCCAATCTTGCCGGGACTGCGCCAGATCTCGGATGACCAGGTACGGCCGCCATCGTCCGAATATTGAAGAAACATCTGCGGATCACTACCTTGACCGAGATTGAGACCCACGCCCAACTCTACATCCAGTTCAAAACTGGCGTAAGTAAGCAGTCGCTTTTCATCCTGTTGGTGCGGTGAAATCCGAATCCATACCAGTTCATCACCGGCATCATCATAAAAGTCCAGCTTCATCTGATAGATATTACCGTTCACTCGGTCTCCGATGAGATTCATTTTATTGAAAAACATGAAATTAGAAGCACGATGCAACTCCATGCTATTGGTCTCAGCATTTTTGTACATGCGTTCGTGCCATTGGGATGTTGAGGCATCATAACACAAGGTGGTTTCCAGCCCGGGAATTTGCAGGCAATAAAACAGGTGTCCCTGCTCATGATAAACAATGGCCCATGCGGTTGAAAAATTAACAATAGAGGCAATCTTTTTCTCAATTGCAGCGGTGGATACCTTTTGCGGTGAATAGCCGTTAGCCATCCACACCACCCCTTGCCCTTGTTCATCCGTTCCCAGCCAAATGACTGTATTGGCAAACTTGGCAATCGTAAACGGTGCTTCACATCCTGTCTGAATGATAGCACCGGGAATCCGCTGAAACGGGAAACTCGCGTCACCTGTGTTCTGATAAACTTCAATTGAACGGTTACCAAAACACCAGATGTTGCCGTGATCGGAAAACGCAGCAATTAAGTTGTCGGACGAACTTTCCACAGTAGTGTAATCCAGCGGGTCCCATGACAAACCATCCCCCAAGGCTGAAATCCACAGATTCTGCGTCCCGTCTTCCACCACCAGGAAATAACCATCCTGATAGGTGACATATGAAGTCACCGGAAAATCAGAATCAGTGATCTGCGTCCAAGTGTTAGCTGATTTATCAAATATCCACCCATCTTGGCCGTCAACCACCATGATTTGAGTGTTGTTTTCCGCAATACTCACCCGTCCGGATTGTGTGTTGAGGTTTCCCCATGTGGTGGGTGTACCGTCCGTTGATATTTCAACAAAAAACTCAGCGGACACCACAAAACAACGGCCATCCGTGGACGAAATACCGCCCCGGATCGGACCGCCCGGGGCGGTGGAAAACAATTTCAAACCCGGCGTACGCCGCAAGGCAGTCACACTTTTGGTATTGGCGACTTCGGCAACAATCGGATAGAGATTGATAGACCGTTGGACATCAAAGCTACGTGCCTCAACATCATAGGACGGGCCGATAAAGGGTATTTTCATCGGATGTACCACCCACTTAGAATATTACCGGCAACGGTCGAATCTCCAGCAATATCAATGAGACTCTTCGGATAATTGTTGCGCTTGTTGTAAGCTTCCACGTTCCGGAGTGTTTGCACCGCCGTCTGCTTGACCGTTGCCGAAGCTTCCTTCTCATATTCACTGGCCAGCCGAACGGCAAGGTTGTACACCAGCATATCTTCCGCTCCCGGCGGTAAATCATAATTCGTGGTCAAATTGGCAAAAGCCGTGAATGGTTTCAAACTATAGAGAGTCAACGTATAAGTCGTACCCAATGGGTAGATGAAAATGCGCGCAACCGGCGTGTTTTTCTCATAATAGAACGAATCGGGAATGCCGGAGAGGTTTTTGAACGCCACATTGGAATATTCCTCAGCGTTCATCTGCCGTAACGTGTAATCCACTTCACCGATAGTTATGTAGGCATCCTGAATGAAGATGGGCGCCACAGTATCAAAAACCTGCCCGATACCGATAGTATAGCTGGCTTGCCCGGTTAACTGAAATGTTTCACGGGTATTATTGAAGATAAGACCGATATTGGTGGACAAACTGCCCAACATGGTATTCAGAATCTCAAGAGCATCCTGATATTCATTGGCATCCATGGTCTGACCGCGCCCAAGCACGTGAATCTTGCGGGCTGCCTGATTAATAATGGCTCGGGCGTTGGTCATTCCGATTATTCCTCTACTTTAGCGGGGCGCCCACGGCGGCGACGTTCACCTTCAATCTCAGGTTCAGGCTCTTCACCTTCAACCTGCCAACCTTCGGCTTTGAGGAACATCATCACTTCAATAGTTGTGACAGGCTTCCGGCGTCCGTCCGGGTGAACCATCCAGATTTTTTCCATATTCATTCTCCAAATTTAAAAGTGGGGG